GGTATTCCTCCTAAAAATCCGATATGTCTTAGTCCCATATCGGGATAGAGGGCCACGCTAATTTTTTTATAGATACCATTTCGAACCCAATCCTTGAGTTGATCTACGACCTGGCCCGGTTTGGCCAGAAGTCTATCTCCTTCTCTTTTTAGGCCTTCGACCCATCCATAAGCTGGGGAATCCTCTTCGGGATGTCCGATAACGATCGGGGCCTCGTGTATCGCCGGATCATATAATGATACGATCTCATCCAGATCTTTTTCTGTCCAATCCCTGGTCCTACCTTGCGAATCGGTATGAGTGCCAGTGCGGAATATTTCAAACCACCCCTCAAATGCGGAATGTTCAGATTTTAAAATCCATTCGATTCCTTTTTTCTCATATTTATTTTTGACGGCGGCCCACGCCGTAGCCGCACAGCGGCTCTCATCGCCGTTGTATTGATCCCAGGCAGAATTGAAGGCAGCCATCCAGATCTCCTGGCCCTGAACCGGAAGTCCCTTTACGCCTTCAGGTAGTTCTTCTCTCCCTCTATATGGCATATCCTCCTCCGTGTCCCCTCCTTCCTTCACTGGTTCGGGGCTGGGCGTGTGTGGGGATTCCCTTAACTGCCTCCGGAAGTTCATCAAGTTTTTGATAGGGCATCGTTCTCCTCACAATTCCAGTTATCAGTTATCGGTTATCAGTTATCAGTTACTGATCACTGATTACTGATCACTATTTTTTAAAACTTCTCCAATAATTCATGACCCCGTCTCCGAATTCTTTTTCGAGATCGGTATCCTTAATCGCCTTTAGAAAAAATCGATTTGGCTTCTGGCCCTTAACCGACTTGACCGGATGTTTTGCTCCTTCCCAATATAGAGCTTTTTTTGTTTTTGGTTTGATCAGCCTCTTTAAAGGACCAAAGAGGCCGGTACCCTCGTGAACAAATAACCCATAAGGTTCTCCTTCTTTATTTGTTGCCGTTGCTTTGATCAATCCCTTTTTCCCATCCGGAGAGACGGAACTCGTGATCGAATTAAGCAGATTCGATGTCCTCACCGGCACGAGCCTAACGGCCCTGGCTTCAATCGTTTCTACGAGATTGATCATCCCGGCGCGCAATCCGTGAGTTTCTAAATCGCCGAGCCTTTTAAGCACCATTTTTGTTTCAGCCGTTATTTTAAATTTAATCATAAATTTCTTTTAATAGTTTCAGGCCGCAAGTAACCAGGCCATGATTTCGTCTTCTTCTTTGCGACGCCTTATTCTGAAATTGGTAATATTCCCAATTCCTGCCGATTCATTACCTTTGGCCATTGAAATTATATTTCCAATGATTTTTAATTCCTCGATTGCGGCGACAATCTTTCCCCGGCCCTCGGAAATCTGCCTCTCTTGAAGAGTATAGGCCTCTCCATGAATTCTGATTTTTATTTCTTTTCGCCAGGGTCCTCCTAATCCCCATATTTTTTGGCCGGAGGGAACGACCGCCTGAGAACTTTCTCCGATCGCCGAGATTTCTTGGTTAATTTGCGCGGAGATACACTTCGCATTAAATATTTGCTTACCCTGGCCCTCCTGTGTCTGGGCATCCTGGAGGGATACGGCCTGCCCTGTAATTAATTCGAAAGATGCTAAATAAAAATAACTCATCTATTCACCAATACGAATTGATCGCCGTTTCCGGGAATGCCTGTAAACCCGCCTTCCACGGTCAGAAATTTGTTGGAAGAGTTGTAACCCGATATTCTCTTCACTTGATTTTCCAGATCGCCGGAAATAAAGAGGCAGAAAGCCCCCTTATAAGAGTCAGAAATAACCGATGTTAGATCAGTCTTAAATGTCGTCGAGAGATTTCCGGCATCTGAAGCTACTGCTCCATCGAGATATTTATTAATTTCTTCGGCCCAGATCTTATCCACGAGGTCTTTAATCCATTTCCCGAAACTACCGGAGACAGTGTGGGCGGCGAGTAACTCATCCCAAACCCCAGCCAAGGCTGGCATGGTGGCAATTGCAGGAGCAACCGGTAGAGCATTAGCCCACAAATCTAATCCACCCAAATCAACCTGAACGCCAGCAGGAAATGCCACGTTCATGTCATCAACGTAAAAATAGGCATTCGTTGTGGTTGCATCCGTAGCCCCTTCGACGGAGACTTCAATCTGGCCGTAGGTGGTTGTAGGCGTGAAGGAAACATTTAATTGTTGCCAATCTGTATTACCTAAAGCTACAGCGGTTATTTCCGTTGCGTTATCATACCTCACTCTCAATGTCGGTTTAGTGTGGGTTCCTGCATAGTAGGCGGCATTGTTTATCTTCACCCAAACATTCACATTCATGGTCTTATTCTGAATATTGCCAGTTGGAATTGTCTGCTTCCAAGACAAAACATTTGTCGAATGTATCGGTTGGAATCTTATGGAGAATTTCCTAGCGCCAGTAGTTCTAACAGTCGTATCCCCAAGGCCATCCCCACAGCGAACAAAGTTACCATAGGTTAAATATCCCAAATCAACATTTGCAATATTATTGTTGTCTGATATTCTCAAATGCGAACCTGGAATAGTATTGGGCATTGCGGCGGTTTGAATGGTCGAAAGGGTGGTTGGAGAATTAAATTCAAAATCAATGTATGCTCCTGTGCCTATGGCTACATCAAGGGTATTTGCCACTTCATCCCCAAAAATGTCGTCTTTTGAGTTGCATCCAATAATCATATATCCACCCTGAAAGTCATAAGCTCCAGCGCAGTTATTAAACTTATTTCCTCCCATCGCTACGGGATTGATAAAATTCTGAAAACAAATAGGAGCAATTGTTCCTCCCCACCAGGAATTGCCAGTCAAAGTGACCTTTGCCCCTGGCACATAGTTTGCGAGATAACCATTCTCAATAATATTATTTGTGAAGATGGCTGCGTTGCATGTTATTACAGGGACATAGACATAATAACAAAGAATGATATTGCTATCACAGGTGTATACTCCAGCCCCATAACGAGTATAAATATAGGGGAATTCTGTCAATATCATATGGTTATTTGAAAATTTGAAATTATTGGGAGGACAGTTACCATAAAGAATCCACCAACCATAGCATGGTCCAAAAAAGTTATTTTCTATATCCCATTGAGGATTCAAAAGATTGGCATTGTCATCACGGGAATATTCAACCACATAAGGAAACAAAACCGCACCATTGGTAAATGAAACACCAGATATGCAGATATTGGAGGCTTGTAGTAGCATAAAATCGCCAGTCCATTGTGCTGTTTCATATCTGTTTACAATAATTCCATATTTATTTGAGCGAACAACATGTCCGCCTGCCTTTCTTTTATAATCAGCTATATTAGAAAGCAAGGTTATTGTCGTGCCAACCACTGTGTCTATCGTATATTTGGTTTTATCACCATAGTTCTGACCATCGCTTTTCCCAATATAAACAGTATCCCCGCTCGCCCATCCAGTTGGGGCAGTGGTCACTATAACCTTCTGTCCGGTATTGGCATCAGCCGCCAGAACCGCAGACCTGGTTGTCGGAACCTCACCATAAAGGAATAAACTCCCTTTTCTGGAATATAGAGAATAAGAGACTACACCATTGGGGTCCATAATATTAGAATATGAACCAACAGTAGGCGTGCCAAATGTTAATGTTGCCTGTTGTGCCAACGGAATCGGACTGGCTGAAGTCCCTATTCTCAATCCTGCGTGGGCAGCTATCATCATTATTCCATTAATGGTCAGAGTATAAGACGAGACAGGTGGGTTCTCCCAGACCAGATTAGCAACATTGTCTGGAGTTGGAGTAGTTCCTGTGCATAAGATACAGGCAATTCCATATGCCGTCTCCCCTGTTCCCAAGACACTATTCATTGTAAAGGATTTATCAACCGTCAACTTATCCTTAACGATAATTGTGTCATTATTTGTAGCCGAACACGCTACATTATTCCAAGTGATATAAAACGGATTCGTGCCATCGGAGGTCGACAAATACCAATCAGACGTTCCAGCACCTTCAGTTATGTAGAACCTCCATTTATTTGGGGTCGTATCCACAGCATAAGGGAATGTCCCGCCTGTAAATGGCTTAATCCACCCCGCAAAATGGCAGGAATTATCAGCTACACCATTAGTAATCTGAGCAGCAGTCAAGGTAACTGTGGCCCTATCAGTCCAAACGCTTGCCACATTCTCCTGCAAGGTAACTGTGATGGGCCTCGTACAGTGCGCATTGCAATTCGCTAAACCTAATATCAATCCTTGGCAATTTCCAGCATTAACAAACGTCACTGGTATGGTTCTTGGAGTGGATAAAGGCAAAGCAGAGACACTCTCATACTTGTAAGGGGATAAATTATATGCCTCTACCTGGTAGAATCCATTCACAGTAGAAAGATTCACATTCCCATTTGTAATGATTACGGACATTACTTGACCTCAATCTCCAATCCAGAAAGTGCCGCAGAAACCTTCGCAAAGAGCAAATCGGCTTGTTTAATGTCGTTAAGCCTTTTGGTGATGGTATTTATAACTTCTGCCTTAGTTGTCTCAATTGGAAAAATCAAATTTTCCTCTATAACTCCAATAGGCGAATTAAGAATTGTGTAGAATACCCTGATCCCGTTTCCTTCTTTAACTACATTTGTGATTCGTGCTTTCATCGAAACCCCCTATTTCGTAACGGTATGAATAAATGAGCTCACCGATACCTCAGCGTGGATCTGGATTGCAACTGAATTTAGTTCAAGATTATAACGATCTCCGGGATTTGGGAGATCCTTGACCCCAATCGATCCATCCATCATGGGTGTTGTCCCATCGGACTTGAAGGCCCGATACCATGTGGCAGCCACAATCGTCGCCTTGGCATCGGTTTCTGGAGTTATCGGCGTGGCAGTAATAACTCCGTCGACGGCAGATGCGAAAGCGGGATTTCCAAATCTTAATTCGGCTGCCAAAATTTGGGTGCTAATTGGGGAATCTGGTGTCTCGGGTTGTTCGCCGTCATAGATTCTAAAATATCCATCATTTAATAGTGCGCTTAGGGCATCCGCTTCCGCGTTAACCGCAGAATTTGCCATTTTGCTATTAAGAGACATCTACATTTCCTTCTCGAGGATCGTGGCCTCTTTGAGGTCGCCTTTGGCATCGCGATTGAAATTCACGATCTTTTTGATTGTTTTCCCTTCCCCTCGTTCCACATTGAGATGAACCTCTACCGGAGGGGTTGTAATATTAATATTGTGGGGGCTATTTTTAATTCCGAGACGAGCGATCTTTCCCTCGATTTCGGACGCGAATTTGTCCACTCGTTCAATGATTTTTTTGTAATGTTTTTCGGAGTTATCTTTCTTTGCGCTGAATTGCTCGATGTGTTTTATAATTCTTCCCCGGCAATGTGGGTGATACGGAGGCAAAAACCCCCGGTCCACATAATCCTCGATGTTCTCCAGAATGGCCTGATTTTCCTCGAGGAAAGTCTGATATTCCTCCGGCGTCATGTTCGCCTGATCGATCATCGATTTGTAGGCGGCATCGACTTGAATGATCTGCCCGTTCATCTGCGCGCAGAATGGACATTCTTGTGTCGGTTCTACGATCTCGATTTCCGGGATCCCTGCGTCATTCAATTGAGAAATATGTGCCCAATTGCGAATTCGCTGCACGGCAGTATCGACGATCCGGTTGATCTGGTATCCTTCGAGGTCGGTCATATGCTGCGCAAGAAGATTTTTCATTTCCGCGATCGTTTGAGGATCTCCGGTGCCGAAAAGTCCCGCACCGCCCTCGAGATACCGGGTTTTTAAAAAATCCATGAGAGCCGCCTGGGCATCGGGGTTATCGATAAATTTTGAAAGATAAAAGTGATCGAGCTTTCCGAGGAAGCCGATCGCCCTGATGTCGGCACCTCCAAAGGCAATTTCTGTCCCGGGGATCAATTTCTCAATGATCTTAAAGGCCGTGTAGATCTCGGTGACGGCACCGGAGACCGCCGCCTTATCTATATTTTTGTAAGAATCGCCGAGGAGACCCTGAATTTTGGAAATGAAAACTTCTTCGGTTGGTGGAGATCCCTGAGATTTCAACCACGCCTCGATTTCGGCCAGGGCGGCGGCCTTCACGTTCTTTAGGGACGGCGCCAGCCGATCCATGTAGTCTTGCACCCAATCGGTCTCTGCAAATTGCATAGAGCATGGAGCATGGAGTATAGAGTTAAAATCTTTTACGCTCTTTCCTCTGCCCTCTGCCCTATGCCTTTCTGAAAAGCCAGGTGGTGCAAATGGAGATGGTGTTTGCGGAACGCTCACCAATTCTTCATCTGGTTGAGGCTCGGGGATCCCGTAGGTGTCGTAGAAATATTTCTTTGAGGCCGGAACACCGATATTTTTTACAAGGATCTGGTCGCGCTCGGCAAGGGGCTTCAAATCTTTCTCCGGCTCTGTGCGCTTCCAGAATTTCGGGTATTTTTTAACATCCGGGAAGTTATAATCTACGAGCCATTTGATCGATTGATTGTTCAACCACTCGGAGAGCCGGTCGGCATCGGCCTTGATATATTCCTGGCGGACATCGGCACGCTCTGTTTCCGCTCCCAGTTTCCCAGGTGTACCGAGAGTCGTTGCCGTCTGGCCGAGGATGACAAGCGTGATCGCTTCGTTCCAGAAATTTCCCCATTTTTCGTAACTATCGACCGAGCTCGTGCGGGCCGCCTCAAGGAGCTCAACCATCATCGTGTCGGGCGTGATGATACATTGATCGGCCTGCATGGCTTTGAGCGCATCGAGGAGATCGTCTTGTTTCGTCTTATCGGTTCCCGTCGGGTATTTGCCCCAGGGAGTGGGTTGGCCGAATTTTTCAAGAAAGACGGCCCAGAATTTAACGCCGTTCTTTTTGAACCAGACAGGCCAGTAGAGTTTGTTTCCGAGGCCCGTGCCGAAGGGATTGTTATTCTTTTCGCCAAATCTGAAGAGTTGGAATTTCCGGTCGGGAACTTCTTCGCCCTCGATCATATTCGTCTTAGTGAGAAGCCGCAATTCATTCGCAAGGCCGAATGTAAAGCGACGGGGATCCCTCCCGCGATATTCTTTGATCCAGATATCGCCTTCCGAGTAGTCCCACATGATCTCGGAGGATTTAAATCCCATGAGAATGCCATCAAGGAGTTCTTCGCAGGCATTATCAAATCTAATTTCTTTGAAATTCTTTTCCGCAAATTCGGCGATCTTAATATCCTGCGGATCTTCGCTTGCAGACTCAATGGACCATTCTTTGCCGATGACGGCGAGTTTTCGTTTCTGTATCTCGGAATAAACCCGATCGTCGCGATCCAATTCCGCATAAATCTTAAGTCCCTGGCCCGCGGCCTCAGTCGAAAGGACCGTGTCAGGATTGGTCAGAACGCGACCGATATAATATTGCGTGATATCGTTCTGATAAGTCGCGATCTCGTCGGTATTGGGCTTCTTCTTGGCTTTAATTGCCATGCTTGCCTCAGTAAATGGCATAGGGCAAAGGCCATAGGGCATAGGGTTAAAAGACTTTACTCTATGCTCCATGCTCTATACTCTATGCGTCAGTAGTTTACCGCCTTGCGGCTGTGCGGCATATAATTATTCATCTCCGTGAATGTGCGTTTATCACCAGAGGTTTTAAATTCGATGACGCTCATCGGCTGGCTCGCCGCCTGGGTCGCCAGGGCCTTGGCCCAGAAATGATCGGCATGGCCGGTCTCTTCGGTGCGATCGGCATCAAACCGGAAATGGCCCGTCGAGGTCTCATATTTTTTTACACTGTGAAGAGAATTTCTAATCGCTTGAGCCATCGGAATCCGCGACTGGAGGTCATCGAAGTTTTTCTTTAGTCCCGTGGCCAAGGCCTCTTTGTTGGCGACGGTGAAATCGACACCCTCGACCTTGTATTCTCCGTAAGAATCGATGCAATCTTCGGAGATGTTTTCCCCGAGTCCCGTTTTGTCAATGCAGGCCCGACGTGTCTTTGGATGGCCCAGCAGCCAGAACATGATCCGCCTCTGAATAAAGAAAGCTGCCTTTGGAAGTTCAATCACTGCCCGGGTCCAGGCAATATTGTTTTTATGTTCGTCAAGCCAGATGATAGAAAGGTCTCTTCTTCGTGCTACATCAAATCCGATGTAGAGATCGCCATCGATATCGGGATAGTCTTTAAGGGGAGGAGGGGCCACCTTTGTCTTTTTGTAAATTTTGTAGGCTTCCTCCGCATCTTTGATTATTGGACTGAGCCATGCAGGCATGAAGTCGACCTCGTCACTTTCGACTGTGGCGATCAACTCATAGGTCAGCCAGGCTGTGGCTTCGTCAATAAATTCGACATCGTATTCCTGGGCCCAACCTTCATCATCACCGAATGCTTTTTTGAGAGCATCGATCGTTGAGAGCTTTCCATTTTCATCTTTCAACACCAATCCTTCAGCCACTGCCTTTTGAATCGGGACGATGTGTTTTGAATAGCCGTTATCCTCGGTACAAAGTTCATAAAATTTATTTTTCTTTCCGAAAGGAGTCGAGATGATCCGGATCTTGTAGCCCCGGGTAATGGTCGGAAAAA